GTTGACTCCTTATGATGCTGTTGTCATCATACTACATGCAAAGAACATAATAGGCGTGGAGTGGTCCGGCTTACGCACGTTTTACCATTTCCTAAAGAGGCAGTGTCCCAATCCTGAGTCTCCGTCTACCATTATTCTTCTTATTTTTCTCCATTTTCAGTTGTCCCTCACTTGGACTTTATTAACATGAAACATATATACAAGATGATTGTCTATATTTAACGTCATAGCTGACACCCTATGTTTAACGTCGTAGGCGACTTTATCGCAATGGTCCTACCGTGCTTGGTACTCACCGTAACGCAGAACTATATCAGTTAAGGCTGTTGAATTGGTGGCATTGAAATTAACGAGATCCCCAGCTTGACACTGTTGCAACTCGATCTGCACAATAAACGCCGTGCTATTAGCGTAAGGTGCTGAGCCCAAGTTGACCACATAACCGTTACTACCTGGTGTTTGCGTGTATGTAGGTGTGAACATGGTTGGTGCGGTGCCATCAAGTTTGATGCACATGAGGATATTACACGGTGCCAAAATCTCTAGCGAGTTGCCAGAGGCTTTGCTGAACAGCAAAGTTCCGTGTGATAACGTCAGATCACCTGAGAACACATTAGTGATATCTGATGCTGCGACCATTTTCCCGTCAAGGGCACTAATGTATTGTGGTCGTGATAGCTCAACTTCGTATTCAACAAAGATCTCCCCTAATTCGGTCGTGCCGTTTGCGTTTAATGCAGACATGACGAGAAGTTTCCCAATGTCGAAAGTGTTGAGTGTTCCAACCGTACCAGCACGTCGGGTGTATAACACACCTTGTGGTGGTTGCACGTGCAACACAATGTCCTCCCACGGGGCTTCTTCGACGTTTGGTGTAACGTTGAAAAAGTCGGTTCGTGCGTGTGGTGGTGGGGCAGAAGGATCATATTGGAACGCAAGTGCGACCCTCCCTTTCTCGCTTGTGCTGCTTGCGCTAACGTAGGTGAACGTTAAAGTCTTAAACCTATACTTTTCGTACCCACGGGCTATCGTTGATAACCAGTTAAAGCACGATTGTAGTCCCGGATTAACATCAATAGCCACAATATTCTGTGACACTGACGACGTTACTAATCGCAAATACTCTCGGTGTTTAATGACAGTTGCGTTACCACGGGTTGCAGATGTCGGATTTTTGATGCGCACGGTGCGACTTCTTGCGATTGGTGCATAGCTTGTTTGTCCATTGGACTTGTTTTTGGTGTTTTGTGTTCCCATGGGTTTAGGTCCACGTAAGTTTCGATTCTTAGGCATATGATTTATTTGGAGTTGGTTTGGTTGTTTTGTAAATAAATCATGTGGCTTTGGGTAGTGTGTCGTGTACTTTGTGTTGCCAAGAGGGTCGAGCCAACGAGGGATACGGTTTGATGCTACAGCAACGGCGGCTAGCGTTCGTGCTACTGACCTACCAAAATTTTGGGTGATGAACATGTCGTCAGCCCGTGTTTTGGATTTTGGGTCAGTGGCCTGCGCGTATGCTGCGTCATGTTCTTTGCAGGTTTGGTCAAACTCGTCTATCGCTGGTAATCGGCCAACTACACTGTCTTGGTATTTTCCATCCGACCACCCTGGGCCACAGTAATTGCCGTGAAATCTATAGGTCATGTTGGGTTAATGAGTAATATGGGAATGCTGATCTATCAGACGGTTCAATTGAATTGGTGGAGATTGCAAACCTCAAGTAATCCTCCTCATGTGCACGTTGCTCATCTGGTGTGATGTTAAACGCGACGAAGAATGATAACCTGGTTTCCGGTTCTACCTCTTCCCACCTAGGCTCTAAACCCTTGGATAGCAACCTCATTCCTGTCTGCATTGCGACTGCTTTGCTCAGATTACCCGAACTAAGCGCCTGCCTATTGCAGAACGAGTAAAAAGATTGAACCATCGGGATACCTGGCGCTAATGCCATGCCTGCTTCCCCAATCGCCTTTAACCAGGTTGCCGCTGCCTTTTGGTTGTTGATTGGAAGAACCGTCATTGTATCCTTGGCTAAAGCAGTGTTGATGTTCCTCACCATGGTTACACCATATGGTGTGCGCACGGGGTGCATCTGGCAAAACTCTATATGCTCCAGCTCATGACACGGATCCTCAACCGTCATCCTAAATCCA